CCCATTAATTGTAATAATGTTGCTGATGGTTCTTTGAAAGGTAAAGGCATAAATGCATCTCTAATGTTTCCTCCAGGGGCATCTACATCTCTAAACTCTCCAGGTTGTATCGATTGCGCTTCATCTCTAACACGAATACCTCTTTGTTTAAATCCAGCCGGCATATTTGAAAACGTACCAGCATCTAACAATTGTCTTAATGCATTCGTTGCAGTTCTTGATAATCCACCAATCATGTGAATTAAGCCAAAACCATAAAAACCAAGTCCCGGTAAAAATTTAAAATGTGAAAAATATTCTATTTTATTTTTTAAAGGGTCTTCAGCTTTATAGTTTCTTCTAATAGATAAAACTTCTCTTGATGATGAATCAAGTGTTACGATGTAAGGAAGTTTTATCCCAGTTGGGTTTTGCTCCATGTCTTTATCTTCAAAGCCTTCAAGATCTATATTTGTGTGAAATTCTAGAATTGTAAACATTTGTTCGTCTCTAGTTTTTCTAGTTCCTTCTAACTCTCTTTCTTTTTTCTCTACTTCTGTTTCTTGTGAGTAACCTGGTGTAATTTCTACATCTCTGTAAAAACCAGATACTTGTTTTTTTCTTAAATCATTTTCTGATATTTTTAAAACATGTACGACTGCTTCCGCGTCTTCCAAAGAAGTTGCAGTATATGGAACTATCAGATCATCTGCTGGAACAAATTTAGACACGGCTCTGTCAAGAAGTTCATCATAATATACTTTCTTGAAAGCAGAGCCGCTAAGAGGGAGATAAAAAAGTAACTGATCGAACTCGGGTTCATACTCTTTCATCTTATTCATGAGTTGATAGTTCATGAAGTTTTTTACTCTTGTAGCCTGGTCTTCTTTTTGTTTATTTACTACACCCATAATTTGAGTGTGTACTGGACCAGTTGCTGGGAGTAATTCTTTGTAAGCGTGTGCTTGAAACTGTGTTACTGCTTCAGCTAATACAGGGTGTGTTGCACCACTTGCATTTGTAAATGGCTGTGATCTTGTTTGATATTTAAATCCTAATAAATCTAAACCTTTTGTATAACCATCTTCCCAATCTTTTCTAGACGCTTTGTATTGTGTGTAATTTTCATAAAGATCAGAACCTAATCTACCTAAAACTTCTTCTGGTAATAAATCTGCTAAATTATCAAAGTGTTCGTTTGTACCTGGCTGGTTTACAGCTTCTGGATCAAAACTAATTGTTGCACCACCATCTTCTTCTTGTGTTACTTGAATATCGTCTGGTCCAACCTGTTCTTCTATGTTTGCTTGAGAAGCCTCTACAACTTCTTCTTCACTAGGTAATTCTATTTCCTGCTTTACGTTTGGTAAAGACTTGTCTATTTCTGACATTATTTTTCTCCGAGTTCGAAACCACTATAGTCTTTTTTCCAGGAACATTCAACCCCTGTGGGTGAGGCCCTCTAAGAGGCGGTATCGTAGTTGTTAACTTTTTAGTCATCTAATAATCCTAACCCTTGTATTGCTAATGATGCACCAAGTCCAGCTATACCTGCTCTTGATAATAATCTTAATGCAGGTTTAGACATACCAAGTCTAGCTGCTTTTCTAAGAGTTGGACTTAATCCTCTTGTTAATTTATCTGTTTGTTCAGCAAATATTGGGTATGTATAATTTAATGGATCTGTTCCAATATCTGCTAGTGAGTCTCCTTCAGACACTTGTCTTGTGATATCTAATGCAGCTAATGGTGCTAAGACTCCAGGTGATGCTGCAATACCTAAGCCTCTACCTAATACTCTTCCACCAGTTCTTATTAATCCTTTTTGTTCAACACCTAATCCTCTTGATCTACTAGCTTTGATTGTTGATGGTGCACCAAGTGCCGTTGATGCAGCTAGTGATGCTCCGACTGCAGGCAGTTGATAATCTAAAATATCTGGTTTTTCCATGTCTGTTGAGATAGGTTGAGTTACCATATCAACCAACATGTTTTTTTGTTGATCCTCATTTGATAAATAAGTTGTCGGATCATCGTTTCTAAATTCTTTTACAAGTGCAGCCGCAGCTCCACCAGCAAGTCCTGCTACACTAAATGTTTTAAAACCTGGTGATTTTAAAAAATTTAAAGCTTTGGTAGCTAGGGGTGTGTTTGTTGCAAGGTTTTTAAATTCTTGATCAGGTAATTGTTTAACTGCTTCAACAACATTTGAACAAGGACTGCCACCGTTTGCTAGTTTTACTCTTCCTCCAAATTTATAAACACCACTCGTTTTTAATTTGCTACATTGTGAAGCTAACGCCATTATGTCTTCATAGGTTTGATTTTGAAGACCACCTTTCATGGCTGCAGCAATGTTATCTATAATTGGTTGTATGTCTTTTGTTTTTAAATTATTTTTAACTTCGTTAAAAGCAAGGTTTGCTGTTAAATTTAAATCAGCTGTTTTTGCTCCAAACTTTCCTTTACCTGCAGCTTGTTTTTCTGCTGCAACATCTAAGATAGTTGTAGTTGTATCTGTTCCCATACCACGAGTGTTAAAAGCAGGATTCATTCGTTCTAACGTTATAGGATCTAAAGGTCTCATAGTAATTAAACCATCAGTGGCCATACCCATTAATCTAGCCTCTTCATTTAAGATTGTATCAATATATGCTTTGAGTGGTATCTTACCTTTTGATGTTCCAAATTTTAATTCTAATGCCTCTTTAAATCTTGTTTGATCGATAGATCCTTTTGAAGAACTTATGTTGTAAAATTCTTTTCCCTTATAATTTTTGGCAATCTTATCCATGTGTTTAGATAAAGATGTTCTAAATTTTTCAGCACCACTATTTTTATTTGCAAGTAAAGTATTTAAATCTCCTGGACCATAAGCTAATTCATTTATAAGAGTAGGACCACTTCTATCAGCTAAATGCATTAAATGAATATAAGACCCTTTTTTACCAGGCACTTTTATTCCTGCAGAAAGGTCTTGACCACCAAGAGCAGCTTCAATATTTTGACTAGTTATTTTAGCATCTCTAGTTCTTCTATTACCTACTAAATTTTGGCCTTCTGGAATTATTTCATTTTCAAAAATACCTATTCTTTGTAGGGCTGATTTGAATGTACTAAATGTTGATTTGTTTTTTTTAATTCCACTTTCGTTTAAAAGTTTGGTTTTATAACCAAACTCTTGTTTTTTTTCTAAAGGAGCTGCCGCATATTTTTTTGCAGCTTTAAAATATTTTGCATCAATGGGCTCAATATCTTTTAATCTATCTCCAAATAACTGATATAGTCTTGCTGAAGTTAAACCTGCTTTTCCTTTTGAAAAATAATTTCTTGGATAAAAACCAAGTTGATTAAACTCATTTAAATCTTTTATAATCGGTGCAAATTTTTTTTCTCTCAATAATTTATTGGCTGCTTGTTTTTGAACGGTGTCAAAAAGATTTCTTATTCTTCTTTTTTCTTCAGAATAAAATGAATCATAGTCTTGACCTGGATAGTTTTTTTTAAACCATTCTTGAAATTCTTTTGAAGCATTTTCAAATGTAAATTCTATGTTTGAATAATCACTTGTTTTTAAATCTTTGTAAGGATTATATCCTAAAATATCTTTTCGTGGCATTACACCTCCAGGATGCCGGCAAGACCACCATTTCTAAATCCAAGTCCCACGTCTAGGCCGAGTTGTTTTTGTATGTCCATAATCTCATCTGGAAATGCATCTGGGTTTTTTAATACTTTGTGTAGTTGTTGGAAGTATGCTGTCTTTTCTTTACCAGCTAAACTTTTGTCAGATCCTAAACTTGCAAACAATCTTGAGATATCTTTACCTTCGATACCATATTTACGCAAAGCCTGATAACCCATCTTACCACCACGAACTAACATACCGGCCATATATCCATCTCTTCTAATTATACCGCCATCTGCTTTTTTATTTTTTTTATAATTATCTCTATTTCTTTTCTCTAAAAATTTTTCCATAAAATACAGAGGATTTAAAAACTTTCCAAATTTGTCATAAAAAGCATCGTGTTTATCTAAACCAAAGCCCCCAACTTTTAATGATGGATCTTCTGATATTCCTTTCATCGTTAAAAATTTAGGTGGTATAAACATATCTGCAGCATCAGCGCCACCACCTCTACTAAACGGAACTCTGCCACCATCTGCAAATTCAAAATCAGAGATGTCAACAGATTCAGGATCAAAAAATCTATCGGTAACCCCTTTACCTTTTGCATCTTTAATGCTGATTAATCTTTCAGCAAAAAGCTGTATATCATTTGGTCCATCAAGTTTCGCAATCGCTGCTGCAACTTTTGGTCCAAAATATTTCTGCACTAATAAAAATGGATCACCCATACCACCGCCACCACCTTCTGTCATAAATTTAAAATCATCTGCTTCCATAATATCTGATAGAGCTGGGTTACCTGGCTCATCAGTTAAATCTTTTATTCTATTTAGAAAATCTCTGGCATTTGCTCTGACCACTGGTTGTGCATTTTCTGCAACACCAGCATTTAAATAAATTTTATTTACTAAATCATTTATGATTAAATTATTATTTTTAACATTTTTAATTGCTTCTAAACCCTCACCTGTTGGTGCTTTTGCTAAATTTGTAATTGTCTCTTCTGCAGACGCAAACGGTGCTGCAACATCACCTGGTTCACCACGACTTCCTGGTGGTGGTAAATCAGGATCACCTGGCGGTAAATCATCTGTTCGTCTTAATGACATCAGACCTTCTTTGTCTAAGTTTCTAGTTCCTGTCGCAAGATCAGTTATGTTTGCTGGCGCTGCTGGTGGAAAATAAACATTTTCCATCTTCTGCATATTAGATAATAATTTGTTTGCTTGAATATCGTTTAACTTACCAGCTACTGCATAACCTACAGAGCTTGTTAATTCTTCTATTGCTTTTGATTGTGGTAATACAGCTAATGCTTCTTCGTTGATGTCCATGTCTAACATCAGCTCTGGCGATTTACCCTTA